CTGTGACAATGTTGTTGTCATCTAAAAATGCGTAATGTGCCATCAGACTGTCACAGTTCCTGTTCCTGCTGTAAATGTATAAACCTTGTACCCTGATGGAGTTGTCTTGGTATAAGTTAGACCGCCGTCAATAGAGGTAAGGTCAGCAAAAGTATCTGGGTAGCGAATAATCACAATACCTGAACCGCCTGAACCACCTGAACCTGCTCGCGCTCCACCGCCGCCACCGCCAGTATTGGCTGTGCCTGATACGCCGCTGTTGCGATTTTCGTGTCCGCCTTGACCACCGCCGCCAGAACCACCTGCGCCAGCATCGCCATCAGATGAGCCAAAGTAGCAACACCCACCGCCGCCACCGCCGTAAGTTACTGATGAACCGCTAATTGAAGAAGATGCTCCCGCTCCGCCATTACCGCCCTTAAAGGATGCGCTGCTTGTTCCAGCCGCACCTGCGCCACCGCCACCTGCTGCAGGTAGAGCTGATTGGTCTGCTGGTGTTGTTGAACCACCTGCATAACCTTCAACTGGAGAATATGAGCCTTGGTTTCCCGCTGCACCGCTTCGTGCTGTTCCTTGTGCAATACCTGAACCGCCGCCGGAACCACCCGTTGAGCCATTGGTGTTTGATGCTCCGCCTTGACCACCGCCTGTTGCAGTTAATGAGCTAAACACAGAGTTAGAACCCTTTGTGTTTTGCGCGCCACCGCCGCCGACTGTGACTGTAAAACTAGAACCTAAAGAAAAAGATGAGCCAGTACGATAACCACCTGCACCGCCGCCACCGCCGGCACTAGCGCCACCACCGCCGCCACCTGCAAGCAGTAAATAATCTGCTATGCTTGGTGCTACAGGTGCAGGTGTGCCACCACCATGCATAGCTGCTATTTGATTAAGCAATTGCGCCCACCACATACCAAGTGTCTGTGCCTGTCTTGATACATGCAGCGGACTTGTATTGTGCAAGAGTTGGCTGTGCGGCTGTTGCGCCAGCAGATAAGACAGTGGTTGTGCCTGATGTAACTGCCTTGATTGTGCAAAGCCCTGCGCCAATGTTTAGGACTGTAATGACTGTACCAATAGGAAAAGCTACAGATGCGTTAGTTGGGATGTTGAACGAGATGGCTGTCGCCTTGTTCATAATCTCAAGCATCTGATACTGGTCAGCGAGGACGGCTGTGTAATCAGTGGTGTTGGCTGTTCCCACTGTAAAAGTAGGGAGCGAATTGTAAGTTGCGGCGGTTAGTACGTCGCCTGTAGATACGGGAAAAGTTGCCATTTATTGCTCCTAGTAGCTCAACATTGATTGTCCGATTATACCCCAATTAGCGTTTCCAACAATGAAGGCCTCACCGATAGGCTCTAGGGTAGTCACTGCGCACGTCATTTTATTTGGCGTGATGTCCCACTTTAGGCCTTGCACCTGCAAGACTTTTACTATAGTCGAGCCGTCAGGCTGGATGTTAGTAATCTCTACATTGTCGAAATAATCCAGGGCAATCATTGTGTCAGTCGGCACTGACGTGTCCAGCAAATCCACTGTCATTTGGTCTATTCTGATTGTGGTTTCTTTGCGGGTTGCAACATATTCTCTAGCCACGTTGAGAACGATGTCATCTGTTTGCGCAACCAAATCAGGTCGGTTGAGGCTGTGAGGGAAGTATTTGGCAATTGAATCGTTATCAAATACCTGCTGTGTGACCCCGCCGCCGTAGCGGGTAAAGGTGACGTCATTAATAATAAGCTTGTCATCAAAACTAAACTTGAGGTCAGAATATGGGATGCCAGTAGTTTGGTTGAATTGAATTGGAGTCTCAGCCAAAGACGAATAAACCTCGCTGCGATTCTTGTAAACAGCAGTGCCTTCAGGGCTCATGTAAAAAGCCCCGATGCCTTCTGAAAATTCCGCATTTTTAATAGCTTCCAAGCTAGTGCGAGCCGTACCAGGGTCAGCAATACAAGTAGATTGCCCTGTCGAGATAGACCTCATGGAGGTAGGAAATTCTACATAATCCAAAATTTTATTGATGCGAGTACCTGTGTCTTGCCCAGCTGCTGTGTCAGGAACTGCCTGAACATTAGCCATGTTAAATAACCTGAAAGCATCTGTGGCGATGATATCAACATATCCGGTTTCTTGGCCTACAGGATATGTATAGCGGTAGTCTTGGATGTACCCGCTGAAAAGCCAATGGTCAGTTGTATCCGTCGAAGCTGAAACTCTAATCTTGCGTAGCGGCGCTAATTTGCCAAAATACGGCGAGGCTGTATTTTGCGGCGAAAAGTAACTGTCAGGGTCGAGTACGCGAATTGTGGCGTTGCCAGCTTCGTAAGTATCGCGCATAATATTGCGACCCCGGACAATAGATATTTGATAAACGTTAGGCGTAAGGTCAACGACAGGGATGATTGTTTCATCTGAACCAAATCGACTGACTCCGATAATGCCATAAGACGGGTCGCCAATCACAAATCCCGTGCCAAAAGTTGCGCCGGATGAGAAGTCAAAACTAACGTTTATCGTTGCGGGTAGTGACATTACCAGCCGCCGATTCTGCGCTCTACGTTAGCCGATGAACCTGAAAGTGCGGCAACGTTTAGACCACCGCGAATATCATCAATAAGACTTTGTGCGCTCACCACTGAGCCCGCGTTATTGATTACAATAGTCGGGCCGGCTATTCCAGGTGAACCAGCCGACGGAATGTTGCCAGTTAGATAAGGTGTAAAATTTGGAACGGGTGTGCCGTAAAGAGCAGACATGTCAGGCATCGTAAATTTAGTCATGGCGATGCGGGCTGCCTGAGCTTCAATACCATCAAGAAAACCTTTCCAGGCTTCAAATGGATTTTTAGCAGATGGAAGAGATGCCAAGAATTTTGACAATTCTTGACCAAGTCCCTGAGATTTAGCTAATTCAGTTGTAAGCCTTTGAACCTCAGTTAAATTTTCGGTGGCAAGTGCTAGTTGTAACTCAAGACGCTTGCGCTCATCGGCAGAAACATTTTTCTTGAGTGCTGCAATAATTTGAATTTGGTCTTGGTCAAAGATAGTGCCAGCCCTTTTGAGTGCAGATTGTTTCTTTTGTTCATCTGTGACCTTCTTCAAAGATTGCATTTGTTGTTTGTAAATTTTGGCTTGCTCAGCTTCAATCTTGCGAAGAGCTGCATCATTAGACATTGACTTGCGGAATAACTCAGACCCAGGTGTCGCAGCTGGAGCAGTCTGCGTCGGACGAGCTGAACTAAAGCCCAGGTAAGCTTGCCCAAAAGCTGCAACGGCTTTCTTTAGTGTGTCAGCCATTTCAATAAGGCCAAGACCAAAAGCATCAATAAGGAAGCCAAGACGACGAGCGCCTGAAGATTGGTCGCCGGATGCGCCCGCTAAAGTAAAGAGAGCCTTGCCAGCGTTTTCCTGAAGGTTAGACCAAGCAAGGGAAACAATGCCTAGTTGCCCTGCGTAGCTGTTTAGGTAAGCCGCGCTTGACCCAGTAAATTTTTTATTTAGAATGTCTTGTAGCTCAGCAAATGATTTAGTTTCAAGCTGAGCCTGTGTTAGACCAAGTGAGTATTTGCGCAGCGAGCGAGTCTGACCATAGTAAGCCTTTGCCAAGTCTTCTGAGACTGAGCCTAATGATTCACCTGTACCGCGTGATACTTCAAGCGCGGTGTTGAGAATTGATTGCGATTTAGCAATTGAGCCTGTTTGCTGCAATAAACGCTGAAAGGCCGGACGAAGCTCGTCATCAGCCATCTTTGTGGTTTGCTCAAGATTCTGAATGTAGTCAGCAATATAAGGATTAGCAAACTCAAGCCCTAGATTCTTTACTGCTACTGTCAGTCTGTTTGCTGCCGCTTCATCCTGGACAAAAGCATTGAGAGAAGTCTTGGCGAAACGACCAATTGCATAGGTGCTGAAAGCTATACCCATGCCGCGGCCTAGCTTGGCGACTGTCTTTTCTAGTCTTTGCGCAGCTGTTGTGGCTTGGTTGAAGGCGGCCTTGCCTGTAAATTCTGCCGCAATATTTATGGCTACATTACTCATGCGGCTCTCCTTATATCGACCATCTCGGTACGCTTATTAAATTGCGAAGTTGTGCTTTCGATTGCCCTAAAGACTGCCGCGTTTGCTTTACCTTGAGTCTTAGCCCAGGCTCTGAAAATCAAACGGCCTGTGTTTTTCTTTGAGCCATAAAGCTGACCAAGATTAGAAATGAACTGATTGCCAGCGCGAGGATTGACAGAGCGTGAGACACCCTTTGATGCACCTCCGGCGCTTGGCCCGACCCAATCTTGACCCTGGCCATTTTTGCGTCCGGCTGTTTCGTAGATTGCTCCAGCAGCTGATTTGTTTTGAATTCTGATTGCGTTGACGAATCCAAATCGGTTTGGCTTGCTTGGAGTTGTCTTGTAGATAATGCCGCGCTTGATTTCCTGAGCATCATAAATAGGAAACGAGCCTTTGCGAAACATAGAAGTAGCGCTTGTGATTGTGCGACTCTGAGCTGAGCGCCACCCCGACATTGGAGATTGCGAAGGTACAAAACCCCGGGCATCTGCAACGATTGGCTTGAGGACGACACCAAGTTCGCGGGTTAGCTCTTTAGCCAAGTCCGGCGCGTATTGGTTAAGCGCCTTTCGAAGTGCGACCGCGCCGACCACTTCTGTAGGCATTTTCCCGCTCCTTCGCTAAATCTTCTAAAACTTGTATGTGTGCCTTTAAGTCTCTCGGTGCCAACTCAATGATTGAGTTGAACGGGACTCCGTATTCGTAACTAAGGCGAGCCGCCAAATACGTTATTGAGTCCCGTTCAACTACAAAGGGTCTGACTCTAAGACTTCTACGCTTTTCAGCGTTTCCAAGAAAGCTTCACCAAATGGTTTGACAGATTCGCCTGACCGACGAATTGCATCCCACGACAACCAATATACATTCGACTGCATTTGGTCATCAAGCATCGCTTTCATGAACCCTTTTTTGGCATATTGTTCGAAGCTCCACTCGAGAACCGGAGTTATTTCATACTCCGAAACTTGTCCGTCAGCCCTTGTAACTTTTAACTTTGCCATTTGTTAGCCCTTTCGATTTGTTACCAAGACCCGGTTGTGGCCTTAGTTGGTACTGATTGGCATGGGAAGGTGACGCTCATTGTCTTGATGTCGCCTGTAGCTCCGTTGATTGGCTGGATGCCGTTCACGAAGATTGTGCCTGAGTATAGAACGTTTTCAGCTCCGACTGCTGCTGAGTCATCCTGAATTGCCTTGAAGTAAGCAGTTGTGCCATTCAAGCTATTGAGGGTCTGCAAGGTAGCAGATGAAACAGGGTCGATGAGCAGGTCGATTGTCAGCTGACCGCTATATAGCCCAGCGACCACCTTATGTGCGGAGTCGCCCATGGCTGTGACTTCCAGGGTGTCGTATGTGTCGTCGAATGAAAAGGATGTAACCCAATCACTCAAGTCGATGTTTGCAGGTGAAGATGAGCCAATCTTAAAGCCCACCTTGTTATTCATGCCTACTGCCATTTTTATTCCTCTTCTTTCTTAGTGGCTGGCTTTGATTTTGCTTCTTCTTTCACTTGGCCTATCTTAATCAAGAAAGCCAAATCTTCGTCTTTTTCTACTGACATGCTAGCTCCATTCCGTGAAAATGCTCAGTGCAATATCGCAGGTGAGCAAATCGCCTGTAGTTGATTCATATACCGATGGGATACTGACTGACCCAATTCTGAATTTTAGAGAGGATGCGTTTATCTTTGTCATGACTGCGACAATCATGTCTTCAAGCCCTGCGAGATTCCCTTGGTTGTCGAGCAGTGGCACAAACAAAGCAAGGCGAAAGTTTGCCATTGGAGCGATGGAGATTTCCTGGTTATTGGTAGGCGTGATGTAAGGGTCAGCCGGATTAATTGTGACGCTGTTTGCAATTGGCGACGCTGGAGGAAAGCTAAAGACACTGTATTTAGTGTTATCAACTAAAGCCGTGGCGATAGTAGTGCGCAGGGTGGTGATTGCTGCCATCAATGCACCATTGAGCGAGGGTCGAGATAAGGCGCGATAAGACCGCGCACTCTAGCGACGAGAGTGTTTGACATTGTAAATGGAGAAGGCGTGAACCCATCGACGCTCATGGCCTGTCCGGATGGCGCTTGTCTTGCTTGCCAAATTGCCTCAGCGATAAGAAGTGACGCAGTCTGAATAGCCGGGATAGTTGAATAATCAACGTAAGTTTCCGCTGCTAAAGTCCCATATGGATTAATTGGATGACGTGGTGTTGGTGTGTTGTTATTTCCTGTAATGGCGTAAGTGATAGAAGTTTCGCCCAAACTAGTAATAGTTTTATTTCCGTTATGCTTTGAGCCGCATCCTGTAATAACTACAGATTGACCAACATAAAAAATACCAGATACAGCTTCATTAAAATAAGATGTGCCAGTTGTCGCTGTGTTGCTGTGAGCGATTACTGAATAAGTGTTTGACCATAGGAAGGGAATCAACACATTGTCAGCGGCATCGCAAACTTCCTGGAGCGTAGCGTCCGAGTACAATTGGCCTACGCCAAGTGCGCTGCGAAGCTCTGCGACTGTCGTGTAAGACATTTGATTCCTTTCCTAAAGCCCCGGAGAGTAGAAGGGCTCTGCTACCCCCCGGGGTGACTTAGATGTGAAGGTTAAGCAACCATCCACTTGTAAGCGCCAGCGCCTACCTTTGTTGCAATTGCGCCGAAGCCGTTGTAAGACACAGAAATCTGACCAGTTGAAATGGTGTTTGATTCGAGTGTAAATGTTGAGCTTTCGTACCATGTGTATGACTCAGGGTTGACAACAATCATTGTTCCGTCGCCTGTTCCTGATAGTGAGCGTGAGACGTAAAGGTTTAGGCCGTGTACGTTTCCGCGGACACCTGTTGGTGTTAGGTTTGCAGATGCGTTCTGTGGGTTGATTGTCTGAACGTATAGAGGGCGGTTTGAGCCATCTACGAGTCCCATGATTGCGCCCCACTGCTCAGGTGATACGACAAGGTTTGTCGCAAATCCGAGAGTGTTTGTATAAACAGAAACAGCTGCATCTGAAATGAAGTCAAGAAGATTCGCTGCTGTGAGTGTGCGGTTTCCGCCATCTGTTGCGCCAGCTGCTACAGCTGTTCCAACTGCTGCGTTTGTAGCCTTTGCATAAGCAAACTCCATTTGACGTACAAGCTCTGCATAGAACGCAGGGCTAGAGCGATAAAGAAGCTCTGCTGAAAATGTCTGCTGGCCTGAATACTTCTTAACAGACACTGACAAGAAGCTGTCGTTGAGGTCTTGCTCTGCTGGAGCTGCGCCTTCTGCTGTTTCTGCAACTGTTGGAACTTGTGTAATCTTTGGGATTTCAAAAGTCATTCCAGCGTCAGGAAGTGTGCCGCGTGAGATTGCGTCAATGAATGGGCGGTCAGCGTTTGAAAGTGGGTTGATTACTTCAGTTAGCTGACGTGTAGGAATAAGACCAGCGTTGTCACTTGTATCTGCTGCAAAAGCGAGATACTGACGAGCTTCGTCATCATGTAGGACAGACGCACGAATTGAGTTCTCGAGGTACTTTTCCTTTGTTAGTTCAAAACGTGGCTTTGTGTAAGCCATCGCTGTTACAGTAGGACGAGCAGCTTCCACAGCCGCAGCTTCTACTGATGGTGCTTCAACTGTAGGTGTGTTTTCCACTTCTACTGTCTCGCTTTCTGTAGTTGGTAGGGTTTCTTCAATGACAGTTTCTTCTTTCGATTCTTCTGCCAATACTGAGGTGACAGCTGCGCTCTTAAATGCGGCAGCCTGGACAAGCGATACTTCCTTGAGAAGTGCAGCTGTGACGTGGATTACTCCATCGACAATTTTTGATTTAATTACTTCTACGCCGACAGACAAACCTGCGCGTAATTCATCCGCGGCTTCTGCCAACGCGTCAGATGCTCGCTGAGTCTTGCTTAGTTTGAAGCTCGCAATCATTTCGTCTTCGCTTGCTTGAATCATTTGAGACCATCCGAGCGGCTTCTTTGCGTCATGCTCAAGAAGAAGCTTTACGCGGCCTGACTCAGGAAGCTCGATTGAACCTGATTCGAAAATAACTTTGCCAGCTGAGGTGTAGCCGATTTCGTTATTGAATGGCACGATTTTGCCTGTAATGGTGCGGCTTGCTTCGTCCGCAACTAAGTCCGCTGAAAAGGTTAATAGTTCACTCATGAAAGCATCCCATCCGCTCCGTTTGGTGTTAGGTCTGTCATCTCCATCGCTTGCTCACTTGTAATGAGTTCAAGTTGGAGAAGTTTTTCGATTACTGCTAATTCATCAAGTGGGTTATGGCGCAAGAATGTATCTGCTACCGCGAAGCGCACAATGTTGCCGTTAGCGGTTATGTCATTCATGCTGAGTCTGTCTTCGACCGCTGAGTTGTAAGGCTGTAGTGATAACGCAACGAATTGCTTGCGCTCATCTTGAATGTTTGAATAAGTCATCGATGTATTTTGGTCAGCGCTTAGCAGGTAGCTCGGGACGTTCATTAAACGGCTGATTTCGGTACTGAGGTTTTGAATTGCTTCGTTGTAGAGCATATCTTTAGGTGAGAAGCCGACTGCCTCATAACTAAGAGTAGAAGTGAGATACGCAGTCGAACGTTGTTGTCTAGCGGTGCGCCATGCTGCAAGTAATGACTGAACTTCTGCCGGAGGTAAATCAGCCCCGTTATTTTTCAAGTAGCCCGTCATCATCGGCGTGGATGCAGCTACACGCGCAGCATTTTGCACGTCAATAGCTGCACGAATTGTAGAACCGCCGCGAGTTAAGATTCCTTCATCAAATGCCTGGAATGTAACTAATGAACCGAGTCCATCCATCGGCACTGTTGTGCCATCTACTGCGTAAGACTTAACGTAAAGATTTTGTGCATCATATTGAATAGATACTCGAGAATTTGCAACCCATTCAAAACGTGCAGGGCGCTGGTCTTCTAAATAGGTTTCAACAACGCGCCAATATGCAACGCCAAACATAATGAGGCTATCAATAGTCCACGCAAGTGTGACTGAACGTGGTTGGTGATGAGATGGCTGCTCCATCCATAGTGGCTTGCCTAATTCTTCACCTGTTGACTTCTTATAAAGCTCCATCGGGATTGATGCGATTGTGCCAGCAATAAGATTTCGGCAACGTGCAACGGATGGCACTGTCATGGCTTCATTACGAGTGACAGCAGTTAAATTCAGTGGGTTAGGTACAAAGAATCTGTCGCCTAAAACTTGTGGCGCAGCTTGCGCTTCAATCTTGCGTGAAAAGAGACCCATAGAGTGCAATTATACACCCTGAGTCTGTCATTCCGTGTATATCGCCGCTGTCTGTTGCGGTTGCATCAATTTGCTTACAATCATGGCAATTGAAATCGGTGCTGCAATATCTCCAGCGGATTTGCGTTTAATGATTCTCCACGCGGAATCTGAGACCTTTGCTGCCACGTTTGAAAATTGGTCGATGAGTTCTCTCTGACCATTGTGAACCATTCTTTGATTGACTACGGCATCCAACAGGTCGCCGCAAGCGCGATAGAACTGCTGACCACTGCAATCTTCCACCACTTCGCCGGAATTGCTTAGCCTGTCCGCGATTGATTGCGTGGCGTACTTGTCAAACATAATCTGACGCGGCCTGTAGATTGTCGCCCATCCTTTTATGTCAGCCGCCACTTTAAGGTCGTCGATTGCGACAGCTGATTCCCAGGTTTGCAAGATTCCTACGCCAATGCGTCCATCAGGAAGAATCTGCCCCGCGCACAAGCTTGCGTGTCTTTTGCTCGGGCTTACGTCGAAGCCGAAGACTGTATAACCGCCCGCCGTAATCTCAAGACTTGAATCTGAACAATCCTCAATCGACCCAGGTGGAAAGGGTGACTGTAATGATGAGACCCACAAACACAATAGCTCCGTCATGATGCTCTCATGGCTTGAAGTTGAGATTGCTTCTGATATTGCTTCCTTACTGACGAAATGACCCAATGCTGGATTGGCACAAGCTACGCCTTCCCAAAATGCCAAGCTATTAAGGTCAATTTTTAACATGGTTGGTGCGGAATATTCGTAATAGCCAAATGTCTTAGGAGGATTCTCATAAGCCCTGGCCTTGAGTTCGTTAAGCGGTTCAGAAAACGCATCTCCGGCGTTTGTAGTCCAAAAGGTCTGACCATCTGTAGCGCGGGTGGTCGGAGTGATAGCAGTGAAAGCTTCATTTGACCATTCACGCAATTCATCACCCCAGGTAAACCAACTTGTGCGCCCGCGGCTGCCGTCAGCAGTTGCCGCGACTACGTCAAGACGACCACCACCAAATTCTTTAAGTAGTTCAATCGACTCAGTGCCGTTTGCGTACCTGATTGCCTTCACCTGGCAGTTCAGCCATTCGTTAGCTTCTATCAAATAAGCCATCTCACGGAATGAGACTAAAGCCATAGCTCGATTAGATGAAGCTATCAATACGCGGTTGGACTTAAACAGAAACAAATGAGCTAGGCACATAACGCGCCCTAGATGCGACTTTCCGGACTGTCGAGCTACTAACAGCAGCCCAGTGCGCCGGATGAACTTGTCTTTGCCATCTACTGTGAAGAAGTCTTTAACAATCAGCTCTTGCCAGGGCATAAGTGGCTGCCCCAGTTTTTTAGCAAACTCAATTACTTCATCGCCCCGTGTTTTGCCCTTAAGAAGTGGGCTGTGAACGCGTGGCTTAACTGACCCCCGTATGGATTTGATTGTCTTGGCTGGCATCGGGATTAATTCGCCCCTGGTCGGGACTGAAACGGACTGTCTTGGTGAATCTTTGACTGCGTTGGGGAGGGATGGGCAGG